AAAGATTTCTTGGTCGTACTGGTCACGCAGACGATAGCCAGCGCGGTCAGTAGCCAAGGATTCAAAGTTAATGTGGCTATGGGCTTCTTCGATGTCGTCAATCTTGAACGCAAAGTAGTTAGCCTGATCGACAACGAGGGTGAAGTCCTCGTCATCCAGTTCTTGCGGAACAATCTGAGTGCCACGAGAATATTCTTGCACCGAGATTTCCGGTTCTTTAATGATACGAACGGTATCACCGAAGTTGGCGATCTCGCCAAAGTAGTCGTTGTTGGTAATATCTTCTACCACCGAGGCTTTACGAAAGGCCGTCTGGACTTTCTTGGAGTAAATAATCGGGGAGAAATTACCGTTGGGGAGGTTAGCGTACCCCGCCGCTGCACGGAATGCCATTGGTTTTCTCCTTTCTGGCTTATGCGGAAAAGAGCTAACTGATAGCTTCAAGGCTGACGGGGTAGGGTAAGGTAGAACCGGCCTACGAAATCAGGTAGTTGAAGGCGTAGTGTTAGCCTTTCTATATGTATTTAATGTCGGGTGGTGGTCCAAAACGGAGGCACCCTACTATTTTGACAACATTATATCATAGTGAATTTTGTTTGTCAAGTAAAAAATTAACGTGCGCCACCAGAAAGATCATAATCAAAGTTACCACTGCGGATAGCTTTCTCGATTTCTTCCTGATGTCTTTCAAAGTCTGCGCCCGAAAGTTTTCTCACACGAGACTCTGACCAAGTGTTTTTGCTTTCGGTCAACTCCTCAGAGCGTTTACTGGAGCGGACAGCTTTGGCTGCACTTTTGTCTTCTTTTTTTGCCTTCTTACCTGTTTCAGCTTTATACAGGTCGATAGCTTTAGCAGCACCTAAGAAGTCTGTATCGTTTTCATACAGGGCGCTTTGAATCCACTTAGGCTGTTCTGAAACCCAGTTATGGAAGTCATGGTCCTGACGGAGGTCATCATAGTCGGGATGAAGTCTTGACAACTCAGTCTCGGCTTTTTCTCTTTCGATCTTAAGTTCTAGCTCTTCAACGCGACGAAGTTTTTCCTCAACGCTAGTATTAGCTTCCATTGCTTTTTTTGTAGCGATAGTCTCTACAATCTTAGCAACATCTGGGTATTGCTCAGTCCACTTTTCAAGTTCTTCATCAGACTTTGGCAGCTTAACTTGCTTCTTCGTCAGCGCCTCAATCTGATCTTGCATTTGTTGAATTTGACGTTTAGTCTCGTCTTGGATCTTTTGTGTATGACGGCGAAGGTCACCATATCTTTTTTTATAGGTCTGCTCTTCTGCACCTAGATTCTTTTCTTCTTCTTCCTCACGTTGCGCCTCTACATCTTGATTGCGCTCGGCTTCCAACTCTGCAATTTCTTTTTCGTCTTCAGCAACACGATCTCTTTTGTATTTAATAGTAGCAACGCGATCTTCTTGTACTTCTGCCATACTCATGGTCTTCTCCTTGTTGGGGGTCTCTAGTAGCCCGACACCATGCCGGGGGTAAAGAGTAGCCCTCTAAAAATTATTGACCCATTAAGCCGCCTTTACGAGCAGTAGGTAGATCCCCTTCTTTCAACGTCTGAACTCGTCTAAGATATCGCCGTTTAGGAATAAACCCTACACCCGGTTGAAACACAAAGTCATCAGCACCGTCCGAATCATCTGCATCATCATCGTCTAATTTTGTTTCTGTAATTACACCCCGATTATCAGAACCGTCATCAGGACCAAGACCCAGATCTTCTTGTCTTTGGTCGTATTCGCCGCTTGGCGTAATAGTAAATCCTTCATCTTCTAATTTATTAAAAAAGCTTTGTGCAACACCTGCCAAAAGACCCGCAGTTTTCGCTACATCTTGAGGAGGTGTAGTCCTTTGGAAAGCAAACTCTTCTAGATCTTTCATAGCTTGATCGCGTGTGAGGTCTGGATTAGCAAGCATGTACTGGTTAAGTGCTTTATCTGTAACTGGTTTTGGTTCGCGAGTTCTGGGTTGCGATTTGGTAAAGAAGTCCGAAAATGCTTCGATGAAACTCCGTTCATCAGCAGGGTCTTTTTCTCTCGTACTAGCTGCAACTGGATCGGACTTTTCATCTGGAACGCCCCCTGGTTCAGCACTAGCTGGAGGGCTGGGAGAAATTTCAAATCCTTCGTCCTCTTCACCTAAAGTATCATCCTGTCCTGGATCAGCAGGTGTGTCTTCATCAGGGGCGACACCAGTGTCATCAGGACCACCCGGAGCGCCGCCTTCAGCAAAAGGCATAGCCATCATGCCGCTAGGGTGTGGTTTGGCAACAACAAGCGTAGTCTTAACCACACCTTTAGGCTTTTTGAGATAATCCATCTCATCATCGTCTTCCTCGACCATACCGTTCTCATCTACGTTTTCGATGATGTCAAGATCTTCCATCTGCTGTAAAGCAGCCAAAGCACCTTTGTGCATAGATACAATTCGCTCTAGGCCAAGATATCTTACAACATTGGCAGGTAACACATACTCTCCGGTAGACAGGTACGCTGGGATATCGTCGGCCACCTCTTCTGGTTTGGCACCCGGAGGAGGATCGTTAGGTTCTTCATCGTCGTCTTTAACAAAGTCAGCTTCTTTTTCAATAGACCCGCCTTCGGCTTTTTTGGTTTTCTTTTCTTCTTCCATTTGCCGTTGAAGTTCTGCTTCTGCTTCTTCTTTCTCTTCTTCTGTTGCATCAGCAAAAGGATCACGAGTAAAACTAGAATCTTCCTTAAAAACTTCTTCTACAAAATCTTTTAAGTTCTTAGGACGATCCTTAGGCAAAGGAACTTCTTCAGGCGCAGCCGTAAAATCTGGAGACTGTCTAGCCTTCGCCATAGTTTCTTCGCGGCGCTTCATTAACTTTTCCATTTGCTCTTTAGTCATCTCTGCCATAATTAATCCCTTTTCGCTGATCCCTGCACTTCACTTTTCATGTGCATTAGTTTTTTTAGCGCGGTAACTGCACCCTGCGCTCTATGCAGAGTAGCCGTGTCATCTGATTGTTCTAGCACCCTATGATGCTCATTGATCTTCTCTTTTAAATATGTAGTCATGAGTTCTGAAAAGTGCGGTGTATTTACTAGCGGTAAAACTTGTTTAGCAAGTTTAGTATCCATTACCCACCTACTTGTTGTAACGCTTGGACAATCTCAGGCGGTAGCTGTTGCTGTTGTTGTTGTGGTTGAGGCTGTTCACCACCACCTGTCGGTGCGCCTTGCTCGTCTGGTGCGGGCGCTTGACCCACTCCGATATTACCACCGCCAGTACCCATCGGATCTTGACCAACCGCAGTTTGCGGATCAGGCTGAACCTCTTTTTGCATCTGCTGTAACAAAAGAGCTTGACGCATAGCTTCTTCAGGGTTATTAGTAATCTTATCGGCGTCTAGGTCCATAGTTTCTGCGATTTCTCGCATGATGTACGGGAACTTTGCAAACGGGGCGAGGGTTGGATTACTGACAATCTGTAAAAAGCTAATCAGCCTTTGCGACCTGACTTCATTACGCATGAAGCTCTCAGTGCCACGAGCTTTTACTTCTAAGTCGCCTTTGATCTCTGGATCAAAATCAAACTGCATGTTGAAAGCAAACAAGGCTTCGCCTAGAGGGCGCAACAGATAATCATCTAAGTTTTTAATCACAGTACGGATAGAGCCGCTGGCAGCACCCATCAGCATGGAGATACCAGACGCAGTTCTGCCAGTGCCTTGAACACCTGTCTGCCCATATGCGTAAGAAGGCAAGCCTGAAGATTCGTCAGCAAGAACGCGGGCTTTATCAAACAGCATCATGTTCTCACCGGAAACGTTAGGAAACTTAGTGCCAAAGATAGCTTGACCTGGCGCGCCACCTTGTCTGCGGAACACCTTACCGGGATAGACCGTTAGATCCTGACCCGGTGTTAGATTAGATTCGTCAACTTCAATCAGCAGGTTGCCTGACAAAACAGCGTTGTCTACAGCCAACCGCATGAAACCATTCATCAGGGTTTGGGTGTCGTCCATGTTTTCAGCCAATCCAACACCGAAGAAAGAATATGGATTAACTTCATAAGGGGCCGCAAAATAAGGTATTCTCTTAGGCGTGAACGGATTGATGACAAACCGGAGAACTTCTCCGTTACATACCCAACAATTAATTTGAACTTCGTCTTCATCACTGTAATCATCAGGAATCTCCAAGTTGTTGTCTCTTGCGATCTGAGAGTCAATTGTTCCCCAAAACTCTAAAACCTCAAATCTTTCAATGTCTGTGCCTGAGTAAGCAGCATTACCTTCAGCCGTTTGATTATCATCCAGATCATTTTCCCACCATTCACGAACATAATCTGGCCCATACTTAATGGCTTTTTCGATAGCTTCATTTCTAAAGTAGGGGCGCTTCTTTAGGTATCTGATCTGAGAACGGGTCATTCTGTGACGCTCAATAACATAGTCACAGTCGTACATGCTGTATGCGTCGGGGTCTGGATAAAAGTTCCAGAGCGAAGTATATTCAACTTGCGGAACCGTCTTCACAATCGGGTTATATTCACCCTCGTCATTCCAGTTAGAATATTCTTTATCAAATGCAAACGGCCCCTTCATAATACCAGTGCCAAAGGTCACGCACTCAAAGCAACTAAATCTAAGATGTCGAGTTGCAGCGGACTCTTCTAACTGGTCCTTAATTTTCTTTTCCATTTTTTTCGCAGCAACCATCGCTGGTTCAAACGTAATGGAACTAGGTGTCTCACCGACACCCTCTTCTAATCCTTCGACGTTTGCAAGTTTATCTTCAAGAGGTCCTAACTTTTGTTCTAGGCTCTCGGCTGTATCTCCGGGTTCAAGGTCCATACCATCACCGGGAAAGCCGTAAAGACTGTTGAACTGTTCCTCTGCTTGTTGCGCCGCAGGATCAACATTAACAGCTTCTACCACGCCCTCGGGTAACGTAGTCGGATCAACACTAATCGGAAACTTGTTTTGACTAAACAGCACGTCGATTAGCTGACCATACGCCGCTAGAACTTTCGTCTTCGTAACCTTAATAAACACACGCGACTTTTCCGTTTCAGTAAACTGAACGTCTGGCCCATAGATGCCGCGATAGTTTCTATAGGCTTGTAGCCACCTTGATTCATCGTGATATCGTGCATCCTTTGCGCGTTCAAATCTGTCTTCAATATAACTAACAATATTGCTGTACTGGCCACCTTCTTCCTCGCCATCTCTTAGGACATTGATCGTGTCGTTCTCGTAAGTATCAGCCATAGTAGCTCCTGTTAGTAACCGAATCGGTTGTCAGAGGGACGCCAGTTAGTCTTAGGCGTGTTCTCATAGGCAATGCGTAAGTTAGTTGGGCGAGAGGCAACCATATACCTTAGCGCGTCATAAGCGTGATCTTCAGCATTAGTGTCCACATCTTCTGGGTTGCGTTTGTCTAAAGGGATCGACGCAAGTTGTCGAATAATGTTAGGACACGTTTCAAAAAATCTAATACCCGGCTCACCACTATCTTCATCAGTCATTAGACGTTTATGGATCTCAATCTTACCGCTGACACGAGAACCTGGCGATCTGTCAGACGGTCTAAATCTACAGCCCTCGGCGTTAATCATCTCAGCGATTGATGGGCCTCTATCACCTCGTCTTGCCCAACAACTGCTGTCTAACACTGCGTCTTGTATTCTACCATCACCCTCTTCTACTTCTCTGATCATCCTACCAAGCTGATCTGCTGTAAGACGATTTATATATAGCTCACGATAAATCCAAATGTTATTATCGTAGTCCACCGCCCCCCACAAAACCGCAGAGTGCGAAGAGAAGCCAAAGTCAGCGGCTCTAATTCTAGTCCATCCGTGTGGAACCTCAAAAGGCTCTACAACATGGGTGCTTCTATCAAAGTCTGGGAACGCGCCTTCTTCTACAACGTCCCAGTCACCATACAAAAACTGTTTGCGTTTAACTTCTGGCAAAGACGCCAGCATCGCAATGTAGCTACCGTCCTGAGTAAGATATGGATTATCCCAGACAGAGGCAGGAATAAACTTTCTCGTGATCTCAGTGGATAGCGTCTTGCCTTCTAACTCGTATTCTACTTTTTCTGCAAACCGTGTGTTTGGTTTAGCTGGTTCGATAAATAGTTCTTTGACCCAATGAGATCCTATGTTACCAGGGTTACCTGTAGCCCTCATGTGAAGAGGGATAGTTGGATCTGCTGACCGTAACGACGATCTTAGAAAGTGCCAAACATCAGGCGAGCCGTATTGTGGTAACTCGTCTACGCCAATCCAAGAGTAGGACTGACCCTGATAACGTAGCACGTCTTGCAAATTTTCGCAATATCCGAACTCAATACGCGCACCGGATGGGAAGTGCCAAGTATTCTCCTGAGTTTTGAACTTCGCACCTGGAACCACCTTTGGATAAATCTGTTGCGTTTGAAAGATAACATCCCGCAACTCAGGCATAGATCTACGAATTAGTAATGCACGAGAAGTAGGCTTATCCACAAAACGCAGAGGAGCAATAAGCAAGCTGTAAGTTTTGCCGCCACCCCTAGCGCCACCATAAAACACTTCCCGTTCGTTTGCGCTGAGGAATTGTGTTTGGGGTCCGGGGTTAGGACGGAAAGCAACTTCTCTGTTGTCTTCGACTGGAGCATCATCAAAAATAAGCTCACTAGTTTTTGTAGCGGTTTTATTTTTTGCTCTGTCTAAACGCCGCTTAGCTTGGTCGGCTTTAATCCTAGTTTGCTTCTCAGTCTGCTTAAGATCTTCCAGTTTTCTTTGTTCTGGAGTGAGTTTCTTACGGCGAGTTTTTCTTCTTGACTCCAG